ATATTTATATATAACAATAATAACCTAGAAAATAATGGCTGAAGCAATAGTATCACCAGGTGTATTTCAACGAGAAACTGACCAATCTTTTATAACACCTGCTCCCGTAGAAGTAGGGGCAGCAATTGTAGGTCCTACGGTCAAAGGACCAGTAGAACAACCAACAGTAGTAAGTTCATTTGCTGATTATAAGAGTAAGTTTGGAACGACTTTTGTGTCGGCTTCTGAAAATCTCGAATTTTTTACCTCAATAGCAGTGCAAAAATTCTTTGCTAATGGAGGTAATAGTATGTTAGTTACAAGAGTAACAAGTGGTTCATTTACAGAAGCTACGTCCACACATATCACAGCATCAAATGGATTAGTAGGCGCAGGATCTAATCCAAGTCCTTTTACCCTAAAAACATTAGGAAAAGGAACGGTATTAAATAATGCTGTAGAATCATCTACTCCACCCCAACAATATAAAGACAGCTCGTTAGTAACGGGCTCAGCAGATAACCTAAGATGGGAAATCTCAGGAATTAATAACGTAGCGGGTACATTCAATTTAACTGTTAGAAGGGGAGATGATAATGCCAGTAATAAAATTATCCTTGAAACTTTTGTAGGATGTAGCTTAGATCCTAAATCACCTAATTATATATCAAGAGTAATAGGAGATCAAACCACAACACAAGACACTTATGAGAATCAAACGGTAATTAGAGTAAGTGGTGATTACCCTAATAAGTCTAAATTTATAAGAATATCAGAAGTCAATTTACAAACTCCTAATTATCTATTAAATAATGGAGCTGTAGGAGTAGATATTGAAAATATTTCTTATAGTGGTAGTTTACCCGCGGCTCAAAGTGGATCATTCTTTGGAGCACAAGGTTCTCTTTTTCCAACAGAGTCCCACTTAACATTCTTTGAAAATATATCTTCTTCAAACACCCAAGGTTTACAAGCCTCTGATTACACAACTGCTTTAAATATTCTTAAAAATAAAGATGAATATAGATTTGCTACCCTAACAACACCAGGAGCTTATAACTCAGATTATGCTTCTGTAGTAGCAGACGCAATTGAACTTTGCGAAACTAGAGGAGATTGTTTCTACATCACGGATATGGTAGCTTATGATAAAACAGTAGCTAATGTAATAACTGAAAGAGGTGAAATGAATACTAATTTTGCAGGTACTTATTGGCCATGGGTTCAAGTACCTTCTACTGAATTAAGTAGAAACGTATGGTGCCCTGCGTCAACAGTAATGCAAGGAGTTTATGCCGCTAATGATAAAGTAGCAGCTCCATGGTTTGCGCCTGCTGGTTTAAATAGAGGTGGTCTACCAATTGTAAGAACAGAATTCAAGGTAACCCAAGGTTTAAGAGACACATTATATGATAATAGTGTAAACCCATTAGCAACTTTCCCAAGAGTAGGACCTGTAGCTTATGGCCAAAAAACTTTACAAAAGAAAAAATCAGCACTTGATAGAATTAATGTAAGAAGATTACTTATTTCTCTTAAAAACTTTATAGGAGATACTTCTAAAAATTTAGTATTTGAACAAAATACAACCGTAACTAGAAATAGATTCTTAAACGCTGTTAATCCATTCTTAGAATCAGTACAACAAAGGCAGGGATTATTTGCATTTAGAGTAGTGATGGATGAAAGTAATAATACTGCCGAAGCAATAGATAGAAATCAATTAGTAGGTCAGATATTTATCCAACCAACTAGAACAGCTGAATTTATAATTCTAGATTACACTATACAACCAACAGGAGCTACATTTAATGACTAAAAATTAAAGAGCACTATATTTATAACAAAATAACAACACAATGGCAATACTTAGCTCAGCAGATATGTTTTACACAGCTTATGAACCCAAGCTACAAAACAGATTTATATTCTACATAGATGGCATTCCCGCATATCTTGTAAAAACTGCGGAAAAACCAAAATACGTAGCAGAAGAAGTAGTTCTTGATCACATTAACGTTAAAAGAAAAGTAAAAGGCAAATCTGATTGGTCCCCAATCAATTGTACTTTATATGATCCTGTAACACCTTCAGGTGCACAAGCAGTGATGGAATGGGTTCGTCTCCATCACGAATCAGTAACGGGTAGAGATGGTTACTCTGATTTTTATAAAAAAGAAATTAGATTTAATACTTTAGGCCCCGTTGGAGATGTTGTTGAAGAATGGATTTGTAAAGGAGCGTATTTAACTAATGCTGAATTTGGAAGTGGTGATTGGAGTAGTTCTGAACCTATGATGATTAGTTTAACTATTGCTATGGATTATGCAATTCTAAATTACTAAAATTATTTATACATAAAAATTAGAGAGATGCGTAAGCATCTCTTTTTTTTACATATGTATATGCAAACATACAAAAGTTATAACATGGAAAATAAACAAATATTCCCAACTGAAGAAGTTACTTTACCATCTAAAGGATTAGTTTATCCTAAAGATAATCCCCTTTCAAAAGGTGTTTTAGAAATGAAATACATGACTGCAAAGGAGGAAGACATCCTTACAAATGAAAGTTACATTAAAAATGGAACAGTCATAGATAAGTTATTAAAATCTCTAATCATAACTCCTATTGATTATAATGATATTATAATAGGAGATAAAAACGCAATCATGATTGCTGCTCGTGTTTTAGGATATGGTAAAGACTATACCTTTACTTATGACGGTGAGGAACACACTGTTGATTTAACTGAAGTAAAAGACAAAGAACTAGAAGAAAAAAATCTTTTATCTAAAGGACAGAATGAATTTGAATTCACACTTCCTACAACTAAAAAATCTATTACATTTAAAATTCTTACTCATGGTGATGAAAAAAAAATTGAGAATGAAATTAAAGGAATAAAAAGGATTAAAAAAGGAGAATCTCCAGAACAAAGCACTAGACTAAAACATATGATATTATCCGTTGAAGGTGATTTTGAAAGTAAAAATATACGTGAATTTGTAGATACTCAATTATTAGCACGTGATGCCAGAGCATTAAGACAATACATCAAAGAAATCCAGCCTGATGTAGATTTATTATTTGAACTTGAAACAGCTGCTGGAGAAAAGGAGGTTAGGGTTCCAATTGGGATCACGTTTTTTTGGCCTGACACCGAATTATAAGTTTCAAGTTTATCAAGAGATACACGACTTAGTATATCATGGAAATGGAGGTTTTATATATTCTGAGGTATATGTTATGCCTATTCATATTAGACGTTACCATATCAAAAAAATAGATGAACTTCATCGAAAACGTAATGATGAAGATCAAAAAGCTATGGATACCTCCCAACAAACAATGAAAAATATTCCTCTTACCCCTAATATAAGAAAATCTTAAATATTCATATTTATACATGATAATTCCATCAATTTATGGCAGATTTAGAAAATAATATTAATAATTTAGGACAGGGAGCAGAAGAAATAAGAGGAGTATTTAATGAAATTAAAAACGTCCTTATTGAAATATCAGCTCACCTAGGTACATCTGCATCAATATCAGAAGACTATGCTGCTAATTTAGCTGCAGCAGCTGAAGAGAGTGAAGAGTTGAAAGAAAAATTAAGAGAAGCTGATGCAGCCCAAAAGAAAATTAATAAAGAATTAGAAAAAGCCAATAAAAGAAAGGCAGCAATGAATAAATTGCAGTCTTTAGCAAATGGTGCAGCTGCGGCTTTTACTACTGCTATAATGAATGCTGATAAAGAAACTACTCAAATGGGTAGGGGTCTTAATTTATCAAAGAAAGAAGCTATAGGAATAAAAGACCAATTTGCAAAAATAGCAGCTAACTCAGGTGATATAGCAATAAATTCCGTAAGGTTAAGTAAAGCTAACGCAGGTCTTAATGCTCAATTAGGAACTGGTGTTGTGTTTAGTGGAGATATGTTAAAAACTTTCTCTAAACTAACTGAAATCGTAGGAATTACAGGTGAAGCAGCAGGTAGTTTAGCATTCCAAGGTCAAAGAGCAGGTCAAAGTTTTAGAGAAGTTGAGGAAAATGTATTAGGGGCATCTTATGAGATGCAAAGAGGGGTAGGAATTCAACTTGATATGAAAGGTGTGTTAGAAGCAACAGGTAAAGTCTCGGGTCAATTAAGAGCTCAATTAGGGGCAAATCCTGAAGCAATAGCTAAAGCAGTAACAGCTGCTAAATTATTAGGTGCCGAAATAGATGATATTGTAGCTAGCTCAAAAGCCTTACTTGATTTTGAAAGTAGCATTGAAAGCGAATTAGAAGCTGAATTACTTACTGGTAAACAACTTAACCTTGAACGTGCTAGGGCAGCAGCATTAGCAGGTGATCAAGAAACTGTAGCAGCAGAATTAGCTAAAAATATGGGTACATTTACTGACTTTACTAAGTTAAATACCCTACAACAGGATGCTTTAGCTAAGTCAATGGGGATGTCTTCTGATTCTCTATCAGATATGTTATTTAAACAAGAAACCATGGGGATGAATGCTAAGCAACTTAGGGCCCAAGGTAAAGACGAACTAGCAGATAAATTAGAACAATTAGATACACAGGAAAAATTAGCATTAGCTCAAGAAAAATTTAGAACTATAATGGGAGATGTAGCCACAGCAGTACTACCTGTAGTAGAGGCATTTGGCTCAGTAGTTGCATTCTTAGCAGAATCAAAAGAATTAACAGGAGCTTTAATAGGAATTACTGTAACGTTAGCAGCAGCAGCTAAAACAATGGCAGCAATACAAATGGTAACAGCAACTGCTAAAATATTTGGTGAAAGTGCAAAAGCAGGTCCTATTGTAGGAACAATAGCAGCCCTAGCAGGAGTTGCAGCCCTAATAGGAGCTGTAGCTATGGGAAGAAATGCAGTTAAAGATGGATTTGCACCTGCAAGTAAAGGCCCATTTACAATTACAGATAATTACGGTGGTATGGCCCGCACAACACCGGGTGATAACCTACAAGTTGGACCAAAAACTGGAGCTAGTGCCCCACCACAACCTATAGTAGTCCAAAATAACTGGGATGCATTTGCTGCATCTAATGGCAATGGAAGAAAAGGATTAGGAGGAACTCAATCACTTCAAGCGAGTCCTACATTTGCTTGATATTTATAACAAAACAACATAACTATGGCAATTAAAAATTTATCATCAATCCACGATTTAGTGCAAGAAGAAGGAGCCCCTGTATCAAATATGGAATCACAAACAGGACCTGCTTTTCCAATTGTAGGCCCAGATATAGAAAGAGGCTTATCTCCATTTAATATCCCAGCAGGATCACAACTACACGGGGGTCCTTTAGTTGACCAAGCAGGTAGATCATTAGTTGGTCCCGCATATCAAGGAGTTTATGGAGGTGTTTCACAACCTTCTTCTTTAGATAAGGATGGAGTAACTCCAGACGAATATACAGCTAATCTTCCTGATTAATGTTCGATGGCGATATCCTTAAAAAATCTCCTTTTACTCGCCGAAGCAAATGGTTTAAACCCTGATGGGTCATTTTTTGAACAACGTTCATTAGGGTATGGGGATTC